GGCTTATGCCTGCATTGGATCAATTACAGTCGGGGCTGAAATACCTGGCCTCGGCGGGGGAGACCGGACGGCGCAGCCTGGACGGCATGCTGGGGCCGATGAATGGCGCGATCAGCGAAATCACCGGTGCCGCGTCCGAGCTGGAGGATCTGCCCTTTGTCGGCCCGGTGGTCGGCGCCAAGCTTCAGCGGGTCATGCGCGGGGTGAATGCCGCGCAAGCCAAGGTTGGCGCGGTGGTGGCCACCTACAACAAAGCCTCCCGGGCGCTGTCGGGAATGGATGAGCGCTTGGGCACCCTCAAGGAGCAGGCCGGGAAAGCGGCGACGGCGATTAACAAAATCGCCGGCAAGGCCAGCCCGGCGTTGGCCAACATCGTGCCCACGGGGGCCTTTGCCACGGATCAGACGCCGGCGCCGGAGGCGGTTAAGCCGTTTCCGCACCTGCTGATCATTCAGCCGCAAGACCCCAAGACGCCGCCGTATTTCTTCAACCTCGACACGGCCGCCTTTGATGAGCTGCGCCGCTCGACTGAATTCCGTTGGGCCTCACAAGAGCGCCTATCACGGCGCCCGGCCCAGCAAGCGGTCGGCATGGGCGACGAGAAAATCACCCTCAAGGGCGCGATCATCCCGGGCCTAAAGGGCGGTTTGAAACAGCTCGACACGCTGCGTACGCTCGGCGCCCAGCTCCAGCCTCTGACCCTGACCACTGGGTATGGCGACGTGCTGGGCACCTGGTGCCTGAAAAGCCTTGAGGAAGAGCAAAGTGCGCTGATGCAAAGCGGCATCCCGCGTAAACAAGGGTTCACTCTGGAGTTTGTGCGCTATGGCGACGACATGCAGAACGTCTGACGGGGATCTACTGGACACCATTTGCCATAACTACTATGGCCATCTGGTCGGCAGCGTGGAGGCGGTCCTGAATGCCAATCAGGGCCTGGCCGATGAGGCGCAGCCCTACCGCGCCGGGGTGCTGATCGTGCTGCCGGATCTGCCCAAGCCCGTCGAAGAGCAAGTCACGTTGTGGGACTGACTTCAATTCGCTGCTTCTATGCACGCCTGGCGTTCTTTGTTGTAGCTGTTGTAGCCATTCTCAAATTGACTCTGATTACCTCCGATTAGCCCTTGCCATGACGATGAGGCGCTGATCGAAGCTTCATTGCATTTATGAAATGAAGTGAACAGAACACCGAACTTCTCGCCTTCTACTTGGAGCGCGGCTAGTGACTGTGCCTGTTTTCGAAGCTGAACAGCATCAACCTGTCCGCTACGAACTTGGTTAAACCCCGTCTCCATTGCTTTCTCGAGTCGAGCTATGAAGTCCTTGGCCTCGCTTGCGGTTGCAGCGGAGGTCACTTTGGGTGGCTGTGTGGCCTTAGTGCCGGTGCCGTCGCTTAGGTCGATGATTTTTAACTTTTCATCGGCATGAATAGGTAGTGCGGCACACACGAGCAATACAGCCATAAAAATCCGTTTCATTGAGTTTCCTTGCAGGCTTTGATTAAAAGCTGTCGATTCTATGAACGGTGGCGCGCTCAGTCTACTAGTCATGCACCTCGCTTCTTTTACGCAGCGCTCAATGAGTGGGATGACCCTATCCGACACCCGCCGTGTGCGGGTTTTCAAAGGAAATATTTCATGACTCCCATGTTTCGTATTGTCGCCGACGGGGCCGACATCACCGGCCTGATCAATGATCGGCTGATTCAGCTGCGTACCACAGACAAAACCGGCATGGAATCCGACGAGTTCGAATTGCGCATTGACGACCGCGACGGCCTGGTGACGCTGCCGAGCCGTGGCGCGGGGATCGAAGTCTACCTTGGCTATGCGGAGACGTCCCTGGCGCGCATGGGGCGTTACGTGGTGGACGAAATCACCGTATCCGGACCGCCCGACACCATCGTGATTCAGGGCAAGGCCAGTGATATGCGCGGCAGCGGCAAGACCATTCGCAGCGGTAGCTGGGAGAACGTACCGCTGTCGAAGATCGTCGCCGATATCGCCGCGCGTAATGGCTGGCAGCCGGTGTGCCCGGTGGCCACCAAGGTCGAGCGCGCCGATCAAATCAGCGAGTCCGACTTTAATTTCATCACTCGCCTGGCCAAGCAATACGACTGCACGGCCAAAGTCGCCGACGGCAAGCTGTTGGTGATGCCGCGCCAGGGTGGCGAGAGTGCAAGCGGCAAGGCCTTTGGCGTGATCACTCTCACGCGTAGCGATGTCAGCCGCTGGCAATTCCGCCTTGGCGATCGCAACGCGCACAAATCGGTGGCCGCCACGCATCAGGACAAGAAGACCGGCCAGCTAGCCGTGGTGTCCCTGGACAACGACGACGTGCCGGATGGTCTGCCAGCGGTGCATACCGATCGGCATATTCACCCCAACAAGACGGCCGCCGAAGCCGCAGCCAAGGCACGCTTGGCGGCGTTCAACCGTTCGACCGCCAGCGTGCGCCTTGAAATGCCCGGGCGCACCGACATTTTTGCCGAGCGCTCCATCAATGCCCAGGGCTTCAAGGTCGGGCTCGATGGCGAGTACCTGGCGGACTCGGTGGAGCAGGTTTACACCCAGGCCGGCTGGTCGACCACGGTCGAGTGCAACGGAGGGAAAAAGGGCAAGGCCAAAGCTAAGGGCAAGAAAAAGAAAGTCGACAAACCGGTCAAGGTGGTCAGCCTGGCGTAACGCAACAAAATACTCATCGCCGCCCTGTGCGGTTTTTTTATGTCTGGAGTTTGTATGGCCTTAACCGAGCAACAGCTACAACGCATCATGCCCAACGCCCGCCGCCAAGCGGGCGTTTTTGTATCCGCACTGAATGCCGCGATGGCAAATCGGCGGATCAACACACCCAAACGCCAAGCGGCGTTCATCGCCCAAGTGGGTCATGAGTCAGGTCAGCTGCAGTACGTGCGGGAGTTGGGCGGTGATCAATACCTGAGCAAGTACGACACCGGTAACTTGGCAGTAAAACTGGGCAACACCCCGGCGGCAGATGGAGATGGCCAGCGCTATCGCGGTCGCGGTCTGATCCAGGTCACCGGCCACGACAATTATCTGCGCTGCAGCTTGGCGTTGTTCGGCGACGAGCGATTGCTGCGCACCCCTGAGCTGCTGGAGCTGCCGCAGTGGGCCTCTGAATCGGCCGCGTGGTTCTGGTCCGTGAATGGGTTGAACGCGCTGGCAGATCAAAACGAATTCAACACGATCACCCGCAGGATCAACGGTGGTCTCAATGGCCTGCAGGATCGGTTGGAGTTGTGGGGGCGGGCGAGGGCGGTTTTATGCGTATCGGCGAACTGATCCCGGCGCCGTATCGGCTGCTGGCAAAAGGTGTGCTGATGGTCGTCTTGGTCGTTGGTTCTGCAGCCATTACCTGGCAAGTCCAGGACTGGCGATATGGCAACCAGCTAGCCGAACAGGGCCGGCTGCATACCGAAACGCTCAATCAGATAACCCTTGCTTCGGCCGCGCAGCAGCGTGTCGAACAAGACAAACGCCTCGCGCTCGAGCAGCGCCTGGCAACCAGTGAACAAAACCATTACCGAGTCTTGAGCGATGTCCAACGTGATCAAGGTCGCTTGCGCGACCGCCTTGCCACTGCTGATCTGCGCCTGTCAGTCCTACTCGACGCCTCCACTGGTAACGGATCGGTGCCAGCCACCACCGCCACCGGCGGCATGGTTCATGGCCCCAAAAGAGCCCAACTTGACCCAGCGCATGCTCAACGAATTATCGGCATCACCGATGCCGGCGACCAAGGATTGATCGCCCTGGCGGCCTGTCAGGCCTATGCCAAAGAAGTCTCAACACCGAATTGAAAAAGAGCGACCAAGAGGGATGCTTCAACATCCCGCCTGGTCGCCGTCCCTGCAGACTGTCCCTGCAAGTCCAGCCAAGGCTCTTACTCCGTGCACGAAGCGCGGCGAGCCTAGCACCTGTTTATCCATACAGTAAAGGTCTTGCTTTTTATGTCTACACCCATTATTCCTTGGATGGGCGGCAAACGCCGCCTGGCCGACCGCCTCATTCCGCTTTTTCCGCCACACGAATGCTACGTTGAAGTCTTTGCCGGCGGTGCCGCGTTGTACTTCATGAAGCCTCAGCCATCGCCCGTCGAAGTCCTCAACGACATCAACGGCGACCTGGTCACGCTCTACCGCGTCGTGCAGAACCACCTCGAAGAATTTGTGCGCCAATTCAAATGGGCGCTCAGCTCACGGCAGGTGTTCGAATGGCAGAAGATGACCCGCCCCGAAACTCTCACCGACATCCAGCGCGCCGCTCGATTCTTCTACCTGCAGCACCATGCCTTTGCCGGCAAGGTCTCGGGTCAGACGTTCGGCACGGCGACGACTGCCCCGGCCATCAACCTGCTGCGGATCGAGGAAAACCTCTCGGCTGCGTGGCAGCGCCTGTCCGGTACCTACGTCGAAAACCTCCCTTGGCTTGAATGCGCCGAACGCTACGACCGTGCCCACACCTTCTACTACATGGATCCGCCTTACTGGCAGACCGCCGGCTATGGCGTCGATTTTCCGTTTGAAAACTACGAGCGCATGGCTGAATTCATGCGCCGCTGCAAAGGCAAAGTGATGGTAAGCATTAACGATCATCCGGACATCCGCCGCGTATTCGAGGACTTCCATTTCGAGACGCTAGACATCCGCTACAGCAACACCAATCAGCGACAGGGGAAGGCCGAAGTGAGTAGTGAGCTTGTGATCATGAACTGGGAGCCTGCGGCTTGGGGTGGGCTTTTCTAGGCAAACCATGTTGCATCATTCCGAGGGCTTGTTTCCTGGGTTCTCTTGCATTAAGTTTGACAAATGCGCATCGCTCTATTGCACGCGATAAAGAGATTGGAAAGTAAATGAGCAAACCCAAAATATTTATCGCGTCGTCAGCGGAAAGTCTAGATATAGCTCAGGCTATAAATAGTATTTTAGATTATGATTTCGAAATGACGTTGTGGACCGGCGGAACCTTCAAGCTTTCATCTACAGCATTGGACGATTTGGTAAAAAAGACGTCTGTAGTAGATTTTGCATTATTTATTTTTGCCCCGGATGATCTTGCTGTTATAAGGGAGCGCGAGGAGCGAATTGTTAGGGATAATGTGGTTTTTGAAATGGGCTTGTTTATTGGAGCTATAGGGAAGGATAGATGTTTTATTGTTAAACCGCGAAATCAGGAGTTGCATCTGCCTACTGATCTGGCCGGGCTAATTCCTACCGATTATGAAAGTGGTCGAACAGATGGGGATTGGGTCTCAGCTACTAATAAAGCTTGCTATGATATTAAACAGAAGGTGGCTGAGAAAGGATTGCTGAGTCGTTTAGCGCTTGGTGAGGAAAAGAAAATTCATGCGAATCCCCCAGTTTATACAATTGGTAATTGTGATAAGCAGTTTTTGCTGGCTTGCCTAAGTAGTGAGACGGTGAGCCCAGGAGGGTTGAGCTATGCTGAAATTTCACATAATGTTAAAAAGTTCCCAGATGCTGCCATTCATTTGTCCGCAATTAAGTTAGATCGAATGGGGTTGGTGAGTAAATCGATTGAAGTCAGTAATGACTACAATGTGTGTGATTTTTATGCGTATAGCATTACTCAGGCTGGACTGGATATGTTAATGGGGGAGGGCAGTAGCTGGGCTGAGAATCTTTCTAATGGTTTGCTAGCGCCGGCCAAACTGAAGTCCCAAGTACCTCCGGACTTTGATAGTTTTGACGACGATATTCCGTTCTAGCGATTAATTCTACCGGCGATGAATAGTTAAAGAGGTGATATAAGGTCGGTAACCATGATCGGTGACCTCCCGTTCTCAGTGCTGAGCATGCTCGCGAGTAGCTTGATCCGAACTCTCCATGGATTCGTGCCGAGGAAGTTGCCAAATAGTTATGCCGGCCAGCTCAGGACATTGAGTGGTACCTTTCTTATCAGTCAGATGAAGTAGATCTGTTTTCTTGCTGGGATCGTCAGGATCTTTCACCCACTCGTACCAACCTACGACAATCAGAGTACGACCATCCGGGCAGAGCTGCTTGAAGAGTTTGCAGGTGGTGACCCTCTCGACTCGGGCATTGATAGCGTCAGGGCGTGTTCCTTCCGCTCGGAAGAACGTTCATCCCAATGAAAAAGGTTGATGCATAGTCGTTGTTTTTCTCTATTCAGGATCAGCACGCGAGTGCTGGGCGTGAGGTTGTTCCGGCTAATTGGCTTGCGGTCCTAGTCGCTGATGACATTTTGCTCGGAGGCCAGCTCGTTGAGGTGGTCGGTCATCTCTTGGTAGGTGAATAAATTGCAATTGAAGGTTGAGTATAGAATGATTGCTGAATGCTACGTTCGACTGCTACGCGAGGAGCTTTCCAACGAATGGTAGGTGAGCGTGTTGTGGGGAGGGGGCGGCCACATAGTTTCTTCCTTTCAGGAAGCCGTGCCGTCTTCAGAGGCGTGCTGAATTTTTAAATAACATAAAGCTGTGTCAGGTTGTGGCAGCTCTTCGATATAGGGAAGTTGGAAGGTATATGAAAATAACAATCTTTGATTCGGAAGTTGATGAGGTAATAGAAAGCTATGTGGGGTCGGGTAAGGCTACATATGAGTATGCATTGGAAAAGTTGCTTCCACTAACTACCCGTTTCGATGCACAAAGGAAGCTTCAGGATAAAAAATTCTATAAGCGGTTGCAGCGAGATATAATTAAGGGGTGTTTAATGCCGCCTATTACAATTGCCTTTGTTGATAAGGATGGTGCGGATCTTAGTGATAAAGTGAATTTTGAAAAATACGTGAATGAGCATATTAAAAGAGGCTATATATTAGATGGTTTGCAGCGGCTTAATACTTTAATGAATGCTGCTAGTAATCCGGATTTTGTTGCGGGTAGACCTATTCATTTAAATGTTATTGTATCGCCATCTCAAGATAAGTTGCTGTATCGAATGATTACGTTGAATAATGGTCAAAAGCCTATGACTCCACGGCATCAGGTGGAGATTTTAACTCAGGAGATGTTTGACTTTAGTGAACTTCGAAATATCTCCGTGCAAACGGAGAAAGAACGGTCAGAAAAAATTATGCGTGGTGCATTTAATTTGGCCGATATTTCAAATGCATACTTAGCTTTTTTGAC